TCTTGTTTTGTCATGTAATATGTCATGGTGAGGGCTTGTTGACGGTCTGTATAAGGCACGTCCTCGCGCAGCACACCGATTGAACCGGGGTCAACAAGGTACGGATGAATCGAGTTGTTGAACGGCATCAGCTTGATGAACGTCGTGTTAAATACCAATGCCCATGTCAAAGCCGTGGCAAATACTTGGTCGGCATTCGAGTTGTTCCACTCGTCATGCAAAGCTTGCGTCAACGATGGAAGGTAACGGTGCTGAAGGCTGTCAGCGCCCGCACCGAGGGAAATGTTAAAGCGCGTGGTCTCAGCCGAATAAAGAAACGAGGTGAGCTGATCAATGTGCGAACCGATTTTGTTGAACGGTGCCGGCGACTCTTCTGGTCCAGCACCAAACAAAAAGTAAGAGCGCAAGGACGAGTAATCGCCCTGACGCTCTGGCTTGGAGACATCGCACTTGTTAATCAGGTCGTTATAGAAGTACTCGCGTTCGTCTTCTTTATTAGGAATCCGCATTGATCTTTAATCCCTGATGGTCGGCCTGATAGCTTGCAGCGCGAGGACCAGTCAGATTGCCAAGGTTCTTGGGATCAAAGCCAGCCGGTTCGCCATTGCCGGATTGTACAGCTTTCCCAGCCAAAGCGCTAGACATGTTAAACCGGCCACCGCCGCCCCACATAACTTGATCGACCGCCTCGTGGCCTTTGTTCTTTTCCACAGGTTTGTTGTTGCGGGTGTGATAACCCTTCTGAGCTTCACCCTCACGGGTCGATTGGATGTTGGTCATGCCAAAATCTTTGGCTAATCCCTTCAAAGTGGCGTCTGCATGCTTGGTGCGGCCCGATTTAATGGAAAACGGCTTCAAAAACACTTGCACCACATTTTTGCATCCGTGAGGGCATTCTGCCTCCCAAGCATCAAAATATCCGTGTTTTTTGCAGTTATATGACCGTAAAATGCCCATTTTAGTCCTCTAATTGCTCTAGAAGGGTAGGATGTGAATAGTCGTTTTTGTTAACAATACCCGGTTTTACGCGGATTCTGCCGCCCTCAAACACCAGTTTATTGCCGCGAGCGGCCCTCGGCTTAGGCACATTGTTGTATTGAATGAACCTTGTATTGTCCTTATTCCGCATAACCGTGACCTCACCGCGCTCAATCTGTCCCAACGCCTTACTCAACCTAACCTGCAAGATTACAGATAGGGGGTAAGTCTTGTAGATGAAGGTGTCGCGCAGGGTAGTTTCGCTCATACCGACCAGTTCGGACAGCATTCTCCATGACCACGGGCTGTCACCGTCGGCTTGAAAGCGTTCCATGCGACGGAACAGTTCTGCGTTAGTAAGAACGCTCATCGGGCCCAAATCCTATACGTTTAAGATAGTCAGACACATTTTTTCCGACCGCTAACTCTTCCGGCGTTTTGTCCTGTGTCTTTTGAGACACATCACGGGTAATGCGTCGGGCAATCAGTTGTGGCTGTACTTGCTCGGCAAAGGCCATTGTAGCCATAGCAGTTGCAAGCACACGGTCGTCTTTGGATCTGCCGGGGGCGGAAATGGTTGCGCCATCCCGACGGATTGTTTTCATTTCTTCCAAAAGTTCTTCTGATCGCACCTTTAGCATGTCGCGTTCAAAATAATCCTTGAAGTACGTCATCATGCGCTCTTTGGTTGATTGCGTGGTGATGACGCCTATGGAGTTGCTTAGACCACCAAGCGTATCGTTCTTTCGCCAAATGTAATTCTGCATCGATGACAGCACATTCATCAGTGCTTCACCTTGCTTGCGGGTTTCAGGCACGGATGCGATGGCAACGGCTTGGCGTTTAAGGTTGCGTAGTTCTTGGACTACAGGTTGGCCTGGCCCGTTGAGTTCGAGGTTAAGGGTGGAGTTCTTGTAGGCTCCTGCCAGATGCGCGATGACCCAAGCAAATTGGTAGGTGTTGAGATCTGAAGTTGCAAATTCGGCAACCTGATCCATACCATCGGCATAGCAACGATAGATCTGTATACAAAAACGGTCAGCCCAATCTGAGCTACCGTAAGCAGGATCAGCACCGATAACATAATACGCTGTGTCAATTGGTTCCTCCCAGATCTTGAGGGTTGATAGTTTAGGGTTGGACTTCATCACTTGCGTGTCTTGGAAGTTATGGCCCATGACATACCGATAACCGTCAAACGGGCTTTTACGCGATTCCTTCATGGCATCCGTGCATTTGCTGTTCGAGAAGAACGAGCTGCCGGTCATCACGAACGCATAGTCTTCCGTGGGCGGAAACTCTTGGTACATGAGGGCATCGTCCTTGATGCCTTCGGCCAGTTTCCAACGCCACCATGCAATCTGCCGAGAGTTGATCTCGACGTTGTAGAGTTTCTTGATGTCGCGCACCCACTCTTTCTCTTCGGGTGTTACTTTACCATCCCAATAGACCTTGTAGATAGGATTGTCGGCCTCGACAGAGTAGAACTCGTTACGCCACCAACCGCAGAATATTGCCCGTTGGGTCCGAGCCCGTTTGGCGGTGGCGTACATGTCGTGGAACATATTGAAACCACGCGCGGTTGACTCGAACATATAGAGTCGTAGGGGATTGGTCTCAGCAAGAGATGCGAGGAGGGAAGCAAGCCCTTCTTCATCGCCCCATGAAGATGTTTCTGTTCCGTGCAGGTAAGTGATTGCTTTACCACGTCCCAAACTCCCCTTAGCTCTCAGACCGGCCACTTGGTAAAGCAATCACTCAAACGGCTGCGGTTCTTTAATGACAATTGGTTTCTGTTATGTGCCAGCAAAGGAATCTTATATTCCTTAGGCAAGCCGTCCATGTACATGGCAAGCGTGGACCTGAACATGTCACGGTTTTCTTCCGTGTCAGTGGTTAGGGTGCCCTGTAGGCCTGGGTTAATAAAATGCCAATATAGATCAAGGGCCAGACTAATAGTGGTAATGCCCAGCTGACGACCCTTGAGAATAACGTAAAAATGGCAGTCATCTTCCAGTCCCTTTGCAATCTCTTCCATAACATAAGTTTGCGTGCCCAGAAGTTTATCCATCTTCTGAAGGCCCAGCTCTTTGGTTTCAATCTTAAGCTGCCGGCAAAACGCGTAGAACTGTTGCAGGTTAAATTTCATTACGCAGCCTGATACTTGGCAACACCGTAACCGACAGAGGTTACATCTATGCTGTACAGCACAAACCCATTGGAAAACATTATTTCGTCGCACGCACGCCGGTTGCGCTCACTGTGGTATTCAAACATGACATATTTGGTCTGCGACAAATCCAGCCGCGCCAGATTGTAAACCTCGGCACCCTCGCAATCCAACTTCACAATGTCAAAGCTGTCGAGCTTCTCAGGCTTGATAACGTCAATCTGAACATACTCGTCTTTCTGTTCAAAGCTCTGGTATTGGCTGCACTCGCCAGGGTTATGCTTGCCAAGGTAGAGCCGGTTTCTTTCAGGATCACCCAAAGCATACATAAACAAGGTAACGTCCTTCAGACCCTCTGTATTCGCCCTCAAGTATTCAAAGTTGGCCGGCAAAGGTTCAAAAGAACTGACCTTGCAATTGGGCCACTTCATCTTGGCAAACACCGTGAATGCCCCGCAATTGGCACCCACGTCCAACACGGTCAAAGGTTCACTTTCAACGTCAGCCTCGGTTATAGGCAGGTTATACTCGCCCTTCAGCACCTTCTCCAGATGCGTGACCATTTCCGTCGGGCAATGAAACTGACGCTCATTCTTAGGCTCTTCAGCCCGTATGTGTCCACCAGATGCCATTACCGCCCCCAGCCAATCTTGAGCCAAATCCGCTCATGCAACCAGAACAAGAACACCTTGGTAAACACCTCTAAGGCAGAAACGGAGAAAGCAAACCTAAGCTCTCCGGTTACAAGCAAGGTTAGCAAGAACGTGTCCAGCGTACCCATGATACGCCAGGTCACACCCTTCGCTATGCTTCGGTAATGATTATCCATGGCGCTTCACCCCGCCATAACCAGGTCTTGGGCCTATAATTGTCATCGTCGCGGTCTCCCCAGTGGTGGTGCTCTCATCACGATTTGAACGTGAAACCTTCGCTTTCGTAGAGCGACGCTCTATCCAGTTGAGCTATGAGAGCCTTAGTTCAAAACTTGGCGGGGGCATTGGATTTGCACCAAACCAGCCTGCATGTTGGATGGATGCAAGCCCCTTCTAGTAGGGAACTCCCCCGATATTGGTTGCGGAGGCGGGAGTCGCACCCGCAATCTCCAGCTTATGAGGCTGGCGAGTTACTGTTTCTCTACCCCGCTTGTCTGATGTAATCCCTGATCTACTGATTGTCAAACCAAAATAATTTTTGGGGGGAACGATAGGTGGGGTGCACGCTCCAGCCACCCCCGTGGACCATCGATTGGTCAAGTCAACCGGCGTCTCTGTATCTATAGCTAGTGTCTACACATAGTCAAAACACTATTAGTAGATGATAGAATTGTATCATCATCTGATACTAAGCATGCTAGTACCCATGCGACAACGTGTCACATATAAAAAAGGGCAACGCGCAAGAGAAGCA